ACGGTCTGAAAACTCCTGAATGATTCCCTCATTAAGCGTCGTCCCGAGCGCGTAGGCGTTTTCGTCGCCGATTTGTTCCGCCCGGTCCTTGTAATGCTCGCCGAACGAAAAAACTTTATACACATTCTCCCCGGCCTGCGCGTCATAAATTTTATTCAGCGCTTCCTGGGCCGTGTAGTCTTTTTGTTTTTGCAGCCGTTCAATCTCCCGCTGTACAATAATGTTTTGCCGGTCCTTGACCGTTTCTTTCATCGTGTCGCGCAACGCATATTGAACGGTCAGCCATTCTTTCACTTTTCCGTCGAGCGTTCCGCGATAGACGCGCATGCCCTTTGCCGCGTAGTGCTTTTCGAGCGCGTGCCGATACCGCCGGGAAAACAGTCGGGCGCGGAAATTAAAGTTGGCGCGGGCGTCGTCGTCGTCCTCATCGTTCCACACGGCACGGGCGTAATCCCTGACCGCCTGCCGCCAACGTGGGGCGAATTTTTCAAAAATGTCAATCAATCATGACCTCACCGACGAACCTACCTAATTGCGTGTCATATTCGTAAATCATTAAATCACGGTTGCCCGATTTCTTTTTTGCCGCAAGCGCCTCTTGTGGCGTATTCCAAAAGCTGCCCGTCGTCGATCCCGTACCATACAACCGACCGTCCGGGTATCTGAGGCGATACATTATACGCTTCGCGTTCTCCAGCGGTTTAGTTAACTTGCTGTCCGTATGATCGTCGCCCTGGTCAATCACGTTCCCGCCGCCGCTACCCGCGTTATCGTCCCCCTCCTCCGTCGGCGGCTCCATGCCCTTAAAAGTAATATCTTCATCTAACAACTCCAACTGTTTGAAAGCATCTTCAAGCTCCGGGTATTCCCGTTGACGGATGAGCGTTTCCGTCCGCTTCGCTTGCAGGTCGGCCTTTTCCTGTTCTGTCTCATCATAAATGGATTCAAAGTCGATGTCAAAATCGTCTTCAGCGACGCCGCACGCCGCAACCTCAGCGTCGTTACGGATGAACGTATTCACAACAAAACGCGCCATTGGTTCAATCATGGCGATTTGATAACGACTGCGGACGTGCTCATTCGTCGCCGCGATCTGGAAAGCGGCCTGACTGTAGTTGGTATTACCGCCGCCGAAAAAGTATTCGGGCGAAAGCCCTGTCACGCTCGCCACATAGTCGCGGAACACGCCCGCAATATTTCCCGTGCCCTCGCTAATATTATTATTAAGTATTTCCATCTGCGTTCCGCGAGCTTGCGCTATCGGCGTCGACACGCCCATAGATTCAGACAGCCTTTGAAGCTGCGCCCGCATCGCGGAAAGCATCGTGTCGGTTTGCACGTCCCCTTCCATTTTTTCAATGACCACCTGGGCGCGTACCAGCAGAATTTTCAAAATGTGTACGTACAAATTCCACGCTTCAGCAGCGGCGCGAAGCTGCGGGACGCGGTTCAAGCCGACGCCGAACAGCGGCTCAAAGCCCGGACAGAGAAAAAACGCGCTGACGCCGTGTTTCAATTTCGCGCCGAAACAATACAAATCGCCCACGCGCGTCTGATTGTACGGCGCGGTCAGTCCGCCATAACTTGACCCCATGCCATAAGCAAACTGCGTGTCATTGAACACGTTAAACGTCACCGTGTCGCCGCGCTTGATCGGCACGAGTAAAGATCCGCGCGGCGACAACGTGCTGTTAAACAGCATATCCTTTAAAACCGCCTGCAATTTTACCTTTTTAAATTTCTTTTCCAGCACCGCTTTAAATTTCTCGTTTTTCGTTTTAACTTCAAACGGATTTTTCATCGCCATCGCAATAGGTCGGTCAACCATTTCAGAAAGCGTCGGCACTGACAGATATTCCGTGTAATTCACCCGGTACGGAGAATAGTCGATGTATGACATGAGTATTGACGGGTCGGACGGCGTGTTGATTTTCACCGCGCCGTTTGAATACACGGAATTGAACGCCGCCGCCAGATTTTCCTCGGCCCTGCGCGTCGCCTTTGCTGGCAACGCGTCGAATCTTTTTAAAGTATCAAGGTGGTCGGCATTAACAATCTCGGTTACATATTCTTTTCCCTTCGCGCTCTTCAATCGCTTATGCTCGCGCTGGGCGTAGGCGTAGAGTAAGGCGTTTTCGCTCGCTGCTGGTATGTCGCGCACGTTCCGCGCTTCGTTGTACTCATTCACGATATTGGTGATGAGCGCATCGATATTTGACGCGCTCAAAGTATTCTTGATTTCCGTCACCATTCGGTCATTCAGTAAAACCTCATCGCGCGGAAGCAAGCTCAATTTTTCAAGAGCGCTTGTCATCATTGCAAGTTCTTCAATCGGGCGCGAGTAGCGCGCCGGTCGTTGTTGTTTTATCATTCTGTTACCTCGTAGGATAATTTCTTTATCAGTTTGCCCGTGTCGTATAAGGGCGGTTTTCCTTCGCCTTTCTTCAAAACGGTGGACGGCGCATTGTGCTGAAGCTCGCCGCTGTTGCGTTCAATAATCCTTTTCGCTTCGGCGGCGATCTGTTGACCCAGGGACGTAAGCATTTTCTTTTCAATCTCTTGTAAATCGTTCACACGCCCCCGCGCCGCGTACACCATCACATTTTTAAAATACGCCTGCATGTGTTTTTTCATCTCCGGCGAGTTCAAAATATTTTCAGCGGCAACGCGCAACACCGGGCGCGGCGGAATTGTTTCTGAACCATAGTGGTTTATGGCTAAAATTTCAGCATACGTCATACCATTATCATACGTTCCCGGCAGCGCACCGAATTTTACAAACACGGCGTCACCTCGTTTAGAAACGCAAACACGCCGTAGTACTTTAAAGCGCCCCGGTTGTACGCCCGCGCCGCGTCTTCTTTAGTTTCATAATACCCCAACTTTTTTGTTTTATAATTATGTTTTAATTGTGCAAACCAGCGCCCGGACGGCTTATGCAAATATACACCTTTATATCCCGTCGTATTGTTTTTCTTTTTTCCTGCATTGCAAATATTTTCTTTATGAGAACACGCTCGCAAATTAGATTTTTTATTATTTAACGGATTGCCGTCAATGTGATCAATTCGCTGCCCTTTCTCTTTCTTTATTAAAAAGTCGTGCAAATATTTTCCACTTTTCCGATTTACAACATAAAACTTTTCATTTTTTTTAGATACGCACCACCGCAACGACTGCATCAATTGTTCATCTTCGTCGTCTACTATCACTTCACATTTGCCATACGTTTTACTTTCTATTTCAAAAATCATGTCATTACCTCTTTAAAATCTTAATCGCCGCCGCGTATTCAGCAACGATCGGGGACGTGGCCAGTCGATTAATGGCACCGGCCAAAACGTCCGGGCAGTCATCATGTGGCGCGCCCTTGTAATACCGGGACACCCCAAGAGAAAACTCCTGTTGCGTCCCGTCCAGGATGTACAACTCCGGCTTGTTAGCGATAACCGTTGCCGCTATCCGTTCGTGTTTATTCCGGTCGGCCCGTTGGTATAACCAGAGATTCTTCACCGGGTACGGCCCTTCAAGCTCCCGGAAAGCGTTAATAAAAAATATGGACGAATCCGAAATCTGTGACTCAATGGTAGCCTCAATCGGAGTGAAGCGCGCGAAAAAATCCAATATGGCGCGTCGCGTCGGTATGTCCGCTATTGACTTTGGAAGTTTGATACCCGTGAACAATAACATACCACGCTTGTTCACTCCCACCACGGCGGCAGTCGTCGCATCCGTATCAGTCTTATCAGAAAACGACGGGTCAATGAACGCAACGCAATACTGGCAATCCCACACGTCCGCCGTTTTAAATGCGCCAATCGTGTCGTTGTCCTGGACGTGCCGCAGCTCGTAGTTACAACACCATTCGGCATACGGCAGCCGGTCTTTCCGCGCCATGATCTCCGCGAGTTCGTCCGCGGGCATAGGGACCGTACCGACTGGAAATCGCCGCCCCTCGAAATGCGTTTCCTCTATGGTGGAAAATACATCCTCTTCATGCCAGGGCGTACCGGACAGGCGCGTCTGACCGAGCGGGTCAATAAGGTTGTCCAGTTCTCTAAAATACGCCTTCGCCCATTCACGGGCCGCCGGGCTGTAACGGTCCTCAATAGTAACTATGTCATCCGGCCAAATATAATCAAAGTGCGCCCCGACAATAGACGTTCCGACGCCTGCTGCGGTCATCGACGGTTCGGGCGTTACGGTCTTTTTAAAAGAAAAAGTCGTGCGCTCGCTTGACCATACCGCCGTTTTCGCGTCAACGATATTCCAGCGGGAAAACATGTAGAGCCGCAAAACGTCGTTTGTTTCAAAATGCTTTTGTATGGTTTTCAGAACGTCGCTTGAAAGCTCTTTCGTTTTTCGCACAATAAGTAGTCGCATGGCCGGGTTACACAGGAAAAGAAGGGTCATGGCAACTATGCCGCACGTTGTTTTATAACTTCCCCGGTGGGCCTGGAGAACGCCGAATTTCGCGTACTGTAAAAATATTTTAATCCACTCACCATGCAGCGGCGCGAGTTTTTCATAACCGAGCAGGTGTCCGAGCTTGTGCGGTTCGGTAAGCCACGCCCGCAGCAGGGCGATGTGGTCAATCTTTTGGTTCTGGTTTATTAATGCCAAATTCTTTTAATACCTGTTGGACTTTTTCATCGTCGGTGTTTATGGTAAGGACGGTTTCGGTTTTTATTTTACTGCCTTCAATCACGTCAGCAAAAGTCTTTATCATTGATACTGTGGAACTGTCGCCGCGTTTCAGAACTCTATCTATATACTTGTCGAACGAATCATATCCTTTCTGTCGCGCAAGATAATCCGCGAGAATTGCGGACATAAGCTTCTTTTCTCGTTTAGCTTTTCCAGACGCGATTCCCCCTTTTTTTCCGAGAATCGCTGCTTTTTCGGCGGTTATGCCGCCGCGCTTTAGCGTGGCTTTGTTAGACATAGCTTTTCTCCGTACGCTTCCAAATAAAGCCTTTACCAGTGCGTCTTTGACCATTCATATTAGCTCTAATTGTGCCATAACAAACGCCTGTCATTTGCGCTGCTTCTTTAATGGACGGCCAAGTCTTAATAAAATGACCGTCAAGAGTGTGTTGATCTACTCTAACCGCCCGCGCTTTCATAAAACCTTCATATCGCGCTTTCTTATATCTGTCAGAGTTTCGATCAAAAGTTAAAATATTGTTTATCGCTATCGCTCTATGCTCGGGGGAAAGTTTTTTTCCTTTATGTGCTTTTGATATTTTTAATTTTACCCCGTCCGGCTGTTTATAACCTTTTTCTTTCGCAACTAATCCGGTCAATTTCCCTTCTAAATAATGCTTTTTTGACGCAACACCGATTTTCAGTTTAGTATCTTCAGAAAGTTTTTTTCCTTTATTTATGCTTGAAAGAAGACGCCGTGTCGATTCAGCAACTTTTGTATTGTTTCCACCTTGGCGAATGTTGTATCCATTCTCATCAGTTTTTAGTTCAGAAATTAAAAGTTCCTCTAAGTCATTCAATTCTTCAAGATCGTTTACAGAGCATAGTTTTTCAACATAAAAATTTTCTATTCCGTGTTTTCGCATAGCGTTATAAAGTTTTGACTTTCTTGTATAAGTTCTAGCAAATGACAAATGGTCAACCCATCGGTCTTGAAAACCTTTCACTGTTTGACCTATATATAGTTTATCATTCACTTTATTTTTAATACAATAAATATCAAAAGACCGCATTACTGTTTTACCACCTTACCAATTCCAAAAATGTTCTTTACGATCACTTCCGGTTTATCTTTTAAAAAATCGTCACATGCTTTTTTCACGCCGGGGAACGGTGCGTATTCATAATCGTGAATTAAGATGATACCGCCAGGTACCATTTTATGATACACCTTGTTAAAGCTATCCATGATCGACCCGTAAAAATCTCCGTCAAAAAACGCAAAACAGATTTTCTCCGGGTATTTATCATCCGGTATATCGCCGAAAAATCCTTTATTGATAACCGGCAGCTCGATACCCGCATCGGCAAACGTCTTTTTAAACATTTCAACCGATACCGCCGACGATCCCTTATCGCACGGCGTCGCCCCGTCTTCAACTGTTTTAGCGGGCAAACCTTCAAACGAATCGTACACATGCAGTTCTTTATCAGATTTTATTTCCGTTAGAAACCGTTTAATATAGCTTGACGTAACGCCGACGTTACACCCGAGTTCCACCACATCACCAGGCAAGTCCAGCACGGACGCGAGATTCTTTAAAATATAATCAATCTGCCCGTCGCCGAGCATGATGAATTTTTTTCCTTTCGCCCCGGCTAAAATGGCATTCAGCTTTTCAACCATCGTCAGGCCTTCTTTTTCCCGCCCTTCTATTC